ATTAATAGAAATCAATTAAATCAATAAAAATGGCACAAAGCGTATTAATTATTGCTGACTCAGGGTCAGGTAAATCAACAAGTATGAGGAATCTTCCTGCAAAGGAGACCTTTATAATTAACATTGCAAATAAACCTTTACCATTCAAAGGATGGAAGAAAGATTATACTAACATTAGTAAAGATAATCCTAAAGGTAATATGACTTCAGCTTCTTCAGCTGCTGGTATTATTAAAGCAATGAAACATGTTAATGATAACATGCCGCACATCAAAACATTAGTTGTAGATGATTGGCAGTATATGTCCAGCTTTGAATATTTTGATAGAGCTAATGAGAAAGGTTATGATAAGTTTACTCAAATTGCGGCTAACCTAGCACAAGTTGCTAAGATGCCTAAAGATATGAGAGAAGATCTAACTATCTTTTTCTTAACTCATTCAGAAGATAGCACTGATATAAATGGACACAGAAAAGTTAAAGCTAAAACAATTGGTAAAATGATTGATAATACTTTAACATTAGAAGGATTATTTTCTATAGTTTTGTTTGGTCATGTAAAGAAAGATGATGACGGACAATTACATTATGGATTTGATACTGTAAATAACGGGGAGAATACATGTAAATCTCCAATGGGAATGTTTGAAGATTCCTTTATAGATAATGATTTGCAATTAGTTAAAGACTGTATTGCAGAGTATGAGAACTAAGTTAATTAATTAAAAAAGTAAAAAAAATGTTAAACACTAAAGACATGCAAGTAGGAGCCGGTAAAGTTAGACCTTTAATTGGCCCAGGTAACAACGTAATTAAAATCAATTCAATTACATTTGATCAAACACCATATGATTCTGAAGCATACAATGTAATGCTACATGTAGAAACTAAGCCAGTTGGCGGAGACTTTGAAGGATTCTTTAGAGATAAAGATAATGAGTCTGCAGGTAGATATGAAGGACAAATTGGTAGAGTTAGAATGACACCATATCCTTACAAGACTACAACATTACCAAGTGGTAGAGAAATTGATAGAGATCAAGAAGTTCTCAAGTCTATGATATTCTTAAGTGAAGTAATGAATAAAAGAAATGAACTAGATGCAATAGAAGCTAGTACAATTGAAGACTTTGTATCTTCTACTAGTAAATTATTTGCTGGTTCTTTCTTTAATGTATGTTTAGGATCACGTGAGTGGGAAAACAAAGAAGGATATATTAATAATGATTTATATCTTCCTAAGTTATCTAAGGACGGTGTACCTGCTGAAGAATTAGATAAAGCAAACTCAAGACTATTGACTTTTAATGAGGCAACTCATGTAAGAAAAGTACAAAAGAAAGCTGAGTCAACTACATCTAATGCAAACTTTGAACCAGCTATGAATGGTTCTGCAGGATCTGACTTTGATTTATAGTATATAACAAAAGTAGCGGGTGCTGAATGGTGTAATTCCAGACGTGGTCATACCAGCTTAATTGAGGAGAAAATATTTTCAGACCAACCCTCAGCCCCAAACTTTTAAATCTAATACTATGTTTACTACAAAAGGATTTGCTGATAATAAAAATGATGTAAATAGTGCATGGGTATTTGAATACTACTTAACATTACCTGAAAGGTTAGCCGGTCAGGATTTAAAAATTAAGTCTGTATTTAATCCTAATGAACGTACTCCTAGTATGTGTATCTATTTATGTCCATATAAAAATGAGTATAAGTTTAAAGATTTTTCTACAGGTAAACAAGGAAGTAAGGTTGACTTAGTACAAGAATTATTTGACCTGAATTATTCTAAGGCCCTCTTTAGAATAGTTGAAGACTATAACAAATGGGTAATGGATGGTGGTGTGTTTGACTCAGAAGAGTTTGTACCTGCTCCAAAGTTTAAATTAGATGCAACAATAACAAGAGACTGGAATGATCAGGATGCAGAATTCTGGTTACAGTTTAATATAGGCGCTTCTATGCTAGCAAAGTATTTAGTTTTACCTTTAGATTATTTTACTATGGTAAAAGATTCTGAATCAAGTATTGAAAAAATTAAAATACAAAAGCCAGGGATTTATGGATACTTTGATACTGCAGGTAAATGTTATAAGATATATCAGCCTCACAGTAAAAAGAATAAGTTTACTAAAGTTCTTGAACATCTTCAAGGACTTGATCAGTTAACAGGTAAGAAAGATTATCTTGTAATAACTTCTTCACTAAAAGATGGTATGTGTATAAGCTCTTTTGATTTTAACTTAGAGTTTATTGCTCCTCATAGTGAGAATACAATAATCAAACCGCATATAATCCATAATCTTAAACAGAATTATAAAAAAGTATTATCTTTGTTTGATAATGATGAAGCAGGTCATACTGCAATGGAAACATACAAGCGTGTATATGATGTAGAAGGTATATATATTAAGTCTGAAAAAGATATATCAGATGCAGTTAAAAAGTATGGAGCCCAAGCAGTTAAGCCTAAATTGTTTAATTTAATAAAGTCAAGTATATGAAATGGTGGATACCAGGTAACGTACCAAGCTCAAAGAATAGCAGAAGATGGACAGGAAAATATTTTATAGCAAGTAAAACTGTTATGAAGTATAGAATGGATACTAAAGCAGATTATATAAGAATTGCACCACAATTTAAATATGAAATTGCTAAGTATGAATTTCCTCTTACTGTAACATTTAAGTTTGTTAGAGGTACCCGCCATAAGTTTGATTATATTAACCCGTGTCAAACTGTACAGGATGACATGGTTAAACATCATTGGATAGAAGATGATAATATGAATTTTATTATACCAAAATTTGAACCATATGAATATGATAAAGAACATCCAGGTGTCTGGATTGAAATTGAAGAACATTTAAATAAATTAAAAGATGAGTAAACCTGAGTTCACTTTAGAAGTGTATGATAAACTTATAGAAATGATGAGATCCTCCAACCCGGAGGATTTTTTTATGGGTGTAGAAATATATAAGCATCATGATAAGTCACACATAATAGATATGCTAATGATAAAATCATTTGGCGGATCTAAAAGAGCAGACTTTATTGAAGCTATAGGTTTTGACACAATAAAATATAATAGATATATTATGCTTGATGATTTAAAAAAAACTATTGATGAGTATATGTTAGAAACAGAATGTAAAATATTTAAAAGATTAGAAGATGAATACAACAGTTATTAATTTACAAAAAGTAGTAGATAAAGTATCTAAGGCTTGTAAGACCCTTATGTTTAAAGAACCATTTTATGGTTTATTACTTATAGGTATGAACAAAAAGTACAGAGATGATTTACCTACTGCTGGTGTTAGTAAGCTTGGCATGGGTGTACAACTAGCAATCAATCCTAAATTCTTTGATGGTCTTACAGAAATGCAACAAATAGGTTTGATGAAACATGAAATACTTCATGTAGGATTTGGTCACTTAATAACAAGAGATTCATATGCTGATCATAAACTATTTAATATTGCTGCAGATCTTGAGATCAATCAATATATTGAAAGTAATATGTTACCTGAAGGTGGTTTAACACTAGATATGTTTCCTGAATTAAAATTAGATCTTAAAGCAGGTACAAAATATTACTATGATAAATTGCAACAAGCTAAAGATGATGGATCATGTCCAACACTAGACAATTTATTAAATGAAATGAATGGAGCTAGTCAATATTGTCACTCTACTTGGGATGAGTTTGATGAGTTATCAGAAGCTGATAAGAAGCTAGTACAAAAACAAATTGAACATCAACTCAAAGAAACTGCAGATCTAACAGAGAAAAGACAAGGTCATGTACCCGGTGAGTTCTCTGAAATCATAAGAAGACTTAGAACAATTGAACCTCCTTCATTTAATTGGAAGGCATATCTAAGAAGATTTGTTGGTAATTCTAGTATAGTATATACAAAGAAACTGAGACGTAAGTACAATAAAAGATACAGCGGTAACCCTGGTCTTAAAATTAAACACAAGAATCATATCTGTGTTGGTGTTGACACAAGCGGATCTGTATCTAATTCAGAATTACAAGAGTTCATGAGTGAGCTTACACATATGCACAAGACTGGTCATCAGATTACTGTAGTACAGTGTGATACACAGATCAATAGTGTAGAAGTATTTAATCCTAAAAAAGATTGGGATATAAAAGGTAGAGGAGGCACAAGCTTCCAACCTGTAATAGATCATTACAATGAAAAAGGGCATTATACTGCTCTAATATATTTAACAGATGGTGAAGCTTATACTCCGGATAACTGTCCAAAGAATTCTCTTTGGGTACACAGTTCTCGTTGTGAGATAAATGAAGAGTTACCAGGACTAAAAATTCAAATTAATAAATAATAAAGAAAATGGCACAAGTAAATTTAAACATTGATGAGTTAAAGGATTTTGTTAATCACGTAGTTAACAACAATAGATTCCTACAAAAACAAGGTAAGAAGCCCGTAGCAATTGAAGTTGTTGGTGAGTCCGGTATTGGTAAGACTACATCTATTATGGACATGGCAAGAGATCATAATCTAGATTTTGTTAAACTTAATCTTGCACAGATAGAAGAGCTAGGTGACCTTGTAGGTTTTCCTGTAAGACAATTTCAAATGTATAAAGAAAAGCAAGTACCTGTTAAAGGTGATGATGTAAACTATAGTAGAACAGGCGCTGCAGCTGATGATCTACTTAAGCTAGCAAATAAAACTACTACTAAAAAAGTTGGTCAGTGGGTTGATGAACTAGCTGTAGCAGAATATCTTAAGAGTGGATGGAAAATGACCGGTCAAAACCGTATGTCATACTGTGCACCTGAGTGGATTGCAGGTAAGAAGAAAGGTGGTATCCTTCTTCTTGATGACTGGAACCGTGCAGATGTAAGATTCATTCAAGCTGTTATGGAATTGGTAGACCGTCAAACATATATTTCATGGACACTACCAGAAGATTGGCATATCATATTGACTGCAAATCCTGATAACGGTGACTATATGGTTAACTCTGTTGACTCAGCACAGAAGACTCGTTACATTACTGCAAACTTAAAGTTTGATGTAGATGTGTGGGCAAGATGGGCAGAGGCAGAAGGTATTGACTCAAGATGTATTAACTTCTTGTTGATGCATCCTGAACTTGTAACACAAGAAACCAATGCAAGATCTATCTCTACATTCTTTAATGCTATATCTAGCTTTGAAAAGTTTGATGAGAATCTACCACTAATCCAAATGATTGGTGAAGGTAGTGTAGGTGAAGAGTTTGCATCTATGTTTACAATCTTTATTAATAACAAGCTAGACAAGCTAGTTACTCCTAAAGATTTATTGACTCATGACAATGAGCAATATATATTAGGTGAGCTGGGATCATGTGTTGGTAAAGATGATTCATACCGTGCAGACATTGCGTCTACACTTGCAACAAGACTTGGTAACTACGCTGTTGTATACTCTAAAGAGAATACAGTTAACCAAAAAATTACTGATAGACTACTAGCATTATGTACTAAAGAGTATTTCTCTAATGATCTTAAGTATTTAGTTGTTAGAACTATCTTTAATGGTAATAAGCAAAAGTTCAACAAGTTTATGATGAACCCTGAAATAATTAAAATGACATTAAAGTAATGGCAAAAATTCATGAAGATGTAAGATCTATGAATAATATTGTTTCAAGTTTAGGTATTGCCTCTACAGACATCAATGGGATGATCTGTAGTGGTGATGCCCTAAGCTATACAACAGTATTAGTTAGTGAAGATGAAACATCATATATAAAACATCAAGAAATATTAGAAGGAGATAATGAATCTCCCATTATAAATTATAAAAACAAAAAAGCTTTTATTATTCCTGGCTCAAGCATAACTGCTGATAAATTAAAAATGGAATTAAAAGAGCATGATATTAAAATTACTAATGATATAGATCAAGCAGATGTATTTATTACTAATGTAATGTCATGTCAAACAGTTAATGATCATAATATACCATTGCGTGCTATTATGTTTAATATTGAAAATGGTTATTCTATAACTGAGTTTGAACAAGGTGAAAGAAAATGTGATATTATTAATAATTGGATGACTGATGAAAGCATAGAACATGTAATATGGGATAATAGACGTTCTGAAGTTCTAGGTACTTATCTTGGTAGTTGTGAATATGATTCTCTTCCTTATAATACACATGTATATACAGGGATGGCTTTAAAGATTTTGGATCGTATTGTTAATGATGGTTGTGAAACTATTACTGGAGACAGAGTTATGGATGAATCTCCTAATCAACAAATACTAACTCAAAGCTTGCTTGATACATGTTTACAAATGTATGATGCGGGTGGTGATGATAGATCAATGTTAGAAAAGATTTTACCTACAATACGTACTGATGTTAATCATCATTTATTATGGAGACTACATGGTACTATTCAAGAATATCATTTTAGTTCACGTAATAAAGATATAAAGTATTGGTTTAATAAATCACAACATAGTTGGTATTCAAGAATGAATGCTGAAGATTTTGTAAAACAACATGATGAAGATGGTACACTTACTTCTGAGGGCTTCAAGTATATGGAGCCTATCATAAGAAAAGCAATCCAAATTTATAACAGAGAGCTGTATGTATTTACAGTAAGAATTAAACCAGAGTATGAAAAAAAATATTTAAAAAAAATACACGTACACAGATGAAACTAATAAAAATACATAAACTATCATTTTCACTTGCTGATAATGATTATAAAATAGACAGTAGACACAATCATATCTCAGTATATTCTAATGGTGATTATTTATTACATGGAGTAGATGAAAAAGTTAGTAGATATGGTGATCAAATGGTAGATGCTGTAATAAAAAATATAAAAGATGATGAGATAGATTCATTAGATAATATAAAATTTTTATATAGGTATCCAAACATTAGTTTATCTAGAGATAGAGTTGCGCTTTATTGTCAAGACAATGACTTAAAAGTAATTAGAAATAAACATAGTGCTGATGTAAGAATTATATCAAAAAAGTTTATAGAAAAACTAATAACTTATAGTTGGTCTGGTAATTATGCAGCTGTATCTAAATCTATTGATATAGTTAAAAAATATCCTAATGCTTTTAATTCAAAAGAATGTCAATTAGAGTGTATAAATATGCTTGAAAAACTTCCTGAAGATGAAGTAATAGATGTGAGTGCAATAACTCGTAGATATTATTATGCTGACAATTGGGAAAAAACTGTTGCTCCAATGTTAGATGATTTTAAAAGCTGTAAGAGTCATTCTAGTAATTGGACAATTTTAGCTGATAATATAGGTTTATATAATGAAATCATAAATGGTGCATTTAAATGGATGTTAGATGATAATTGTAATAAGATTATGTCTGCAGAATCTGTAGCATTAGATGATGAAAGTTTTATTCAAATCAAAAACATGTTAAAAAATGGTGTTGCTGATGATAAATCTGTTGCAATGAGTTTGATGGCTAATTGTGATATTGAAAAATCTAAAACTTATTTGGCTATGTTATTCTTTCACTTTGGTGAAAAAATGAAAGGAACTAAACCGTGGAATACAGTTAGTTTTAAATCATTAAGAAAGAGTTTTCAAAAGTATTATGATAACACTAATTATAACTATGGTAGTGCGCATAGGTATCAAAAACTTATAGAGATGTTAGTTGATGATGATGCATTAACTTTACCTGCTATGCAACATTGTTTAGATTTATTATTTGAATCTGTTATAAAGCAATCTACTGGTCTAGCATCTTGTAATGCTTTTCAAATTGAAAGAAGTTCTATAAGACTTAGTGATGAATTTGCAGATAAAGTAAAAACAAAATCTTTATCACAAGTAATAAAAGAAGAGAACTGTATGTATAATGATGATTTACCTTTTTAACTATGACAGACAAAGAACAAATATTTAAAGACAAATATGATAGAGGAGAATTTAAGTTTTCATATTCAAGTATGAATAGACTTAGGTTCTCCCCTAAGCTTTTCTACAAGGATTACATCCTTAAAGATAGAGAGGTTAGATTAGATAAGCACCTAATAGAAGGTAGACTACTGCATCTATTATTATTGCAACCAGATAATTTTACAAATGATTTTGCATTGCTACCGGGTAAAATACCATCAGAAGCTGTGCGTAGAGTTCTTAATGAAGTTAAGGGACTTGCTGTAGGAGATCTAGAAGATTTAGAACCTGAGATTATAACTGCTTTAAAACATCAGAACTTATATCAGTCTATCAAAGATGACTCAAAGAGATTAGCAAAGATACTTACGGATGACAACAAAGAGTATTTTAAATTTCTACTTGTATCAGAAGGTAAAGACATCATTGATCAAGATATGTATGATAAGACTGCAGAACGTGTAGAGATTGTCAAATCAAAGAAAGATATAATGGGTTTACTTGATCCAGTTGTAACAGACTTTGAGTTAGATGAAACTGAAACGTTTGCAGAATCATATCTAGAATGTGATTTAAGAGATCTTAAGTTTGGTCTTAAGGGTTATGTAGATAAATACATAATAGATCATAAGAAAAGGTCAATCACTATCATTGACATCAAGACGTCAGGCAAGTCCATTACTGATTTTGTAGACACTGTAGATTATTACAATTATTGGATGCAAGCTGCCATTTATACTATGTTAGTATTAAAAAATGTGCCAGATGGTATACAAGGTTATAAAATAAACTTTAACTTTATAGTAGTAGATACGTATAATCAAATATATAATTTTGAAGTAAGTAATCAAACTATGCAAAACTGGGGTAAAAATCTTATGTCAGTAATAAAAGCATGTGAGTTTCACTTAAATGAAATGAATTTTGATTTACCGTATGAGTTTATTAATAACAAAGTAATACTATGATGTATAAAAAATATTTTCAAAAGAGCAAGATCTTCCTCTATCCTTTACTTAGTATAAAGAGAGGGGTTGATTTTGTTCCTGTTGAAACATTTTTAACCTGGGAAGATAATTATACTATTAAAAACAAAAAATTTATGTGTTTGTATGAGCAAAAAGAAACAGATGAATGGAAAGAGTTTGAGAATAAGTATTTATTATCTAATATATATTTTTATGACTATGTACCTTTGGCTAAAAATATTCACTTATACATATTTGATATGAGTGATATTGCCTCTTGCTATAATAAGATTAGCCGTGGTAAATATTCAGAAGTTCTTGAGTCAACAAAAGAAATCATTATGAACTTTTTTGGTGAGAAAGGAGCTATTTCACAATACATAGAAGAATTTTTGTATCCAGAATATTATCATACACAATATGCAGAAGAACTAAATGTAAATGTATCACAATTAGAAGAAGTATATGAATTGTGTGATAAACCGGATTTAGAAAAAGAAAAGTTGGTCTACAAAAAACCTGACCCAAAAGCTATTTTTTCAAAAAAGTTTTTATCTTTGTATTCTAATTCAAAATATATTTTAACATGAGTAAAGAAAACAAAAAACCAACGTATGGACAAAACATGTTGTTAACAACATCTAATTGGGGACCATACAAAACATTTAAATTAATGCCTGTACTTGAGGATTGTCCTTATGTAGAGGTTATATTTGACCCAAGTAGTAAAATACTTGCTGTTATTTCTAAAATAAGCAAAAGTTCATATCATTTTGTTCCTAAAATTGATGACAATGGTGATGAAGTACAAACCAAAATCAAACCTAGACCAAACGGTAAAAAGGTAAAAGAACAAAGAGTGATGATGGATACGCATGCTGAGTATTATATTGTAGAAGTTGATGAAATTAAAAGTTTTATCAAAGAATTTGCAATTAATGCTGATTCATATGACTTTAATACAATCATTGATAATGATGTAGAAGAAATGAAAAGAGCACTTTCCTCTGAGAAAGCCACAAACCTAAACCTTGTTTAGGAGTTTTCTTTATTAACCAATCCACAGAAAGGGACTCCGGTCCCTTTTTTTGGGTCTAATCTATTTATTTATGGAATTATTAATTATTGGTATAGTATTTTTAGCTATAATAAGACTTGGTGCATATGCTTTAGATCATGGTAGACAAGTAGAAGAAATGAAAAAATTTAAAGAAAATTTAAAAAAATTTGATTTAGATAAAGAGCATAAAGCTGATATGGATGCACAAGATTCTAAATGGGGTAAGCATAAAATATGAAGAACCATTGGGTAATGGATTATGAAACACTCAGTAACTTCTTTTGTGGTGTATTTAAACATTATAAAAAAGAAGAGTACAAAGTATTTGTAATTCATTCAAAAAGAGATGATAGAAAAGCATTTATAGAATTTCTTGAACAAAATAAAAATAATAGAGAATATC